TTCTAATGTTTTACGTTCCGGAGTGAATTCTCGAAACCCCGGCTCAGGCATATTGCTGTTAATGAGTTTATCCGCTTTAGGATCATCTGATGGTGGAATACCCATAAACGATCTAATTTCGTTTGACGTAAGAATTTCGTTACGAGTAAACTTATCAGCAATCTCAGCAATGTCACTAACAGGTGTCAACTTAAATGGGTCACGGAAGTATTTAATCTTTTGATTATCAGCAGTATTCACAGGTCCCAGAAATGCTCTTTGCATTGATTCAACGATTGCGTCAATAATAGGTTCGATTGTGCGGTTAAAATAGTTAAGCATTGTTGCTTCACTAGCAGTGCCGTTCATTACTTCTTCAGTAAGACCAAGCTGGCTATATAGCAATGCTGTGAGGTACTCTACTTGCTTGAGGAGATTGTTTTCACTAGGGCGATTGAGCTGAGTAATCTTTTCAGTGCCATCAATATAAGCAATGCCGTATTGACTACCCCTCAATTGAAACTCAATATCTTCACGACGAGCTTCTGCTTGCTGACGTCTTGCGTCAGATTTAATCACATAAGGAAGCTGAATAATAATATCCAACTTGCCGGAACTTGATTGTTCATCAACAGCGTCAAGAAGACCAAGTTTTCTAATCAGTCTTTGTAAAGTTGAATTCATTTCATTCATAACAGAATAAAGTGGGTTTTCAACAATAGCGACATGACGCTTTGCTAAAGTAATCTCTTCTCTTTTACCTTTATTCTCGTTGTAAACGCTAAGTTTAACATGTCTTGGATACCAAGTAATAATTTCACCAACTCTTAGCGTGTAAATATCAAAAATTTCATTTGTCTCAGGATCCATTGATGTGTCAACAGGAACAATCGCAGCGACGCCCTTATCAAAGAGTGTCATAGCAATATCTTGTCTAATAGCCCTAGGCGATTGATCAAGATTTGGTTCTAATGTCAAACATTGATTTAAAGCACTATCCATGTCTTCTTTATAACGACCATCTTTATCTATTTTGGTATGTCGAATCACCATACCAGAAACATCAATTGCAATTCTTGTATAAATAGAGGAGACAATTGATCGCTCATTATAAACTTGTAATCTAGATCTAGATGGCGAAGCTCCGCCCCAAGAACTTGTCGAATATTGAAATTCTTGAGTAACATTTTGTGTTTCATTTTCATTGCGAAAGGCGTTCCAAGCTTTTCGCATTCGATCTAGAACAGGCAAATTAGATCACCTCCCTTACCTCTCTCTTGCATTTTGAAACAAAGATAGAACCTCTGATGTGTCTCCATCAGTTAAAACAGAAAACTCATTGAAAACGCCAGTCTCTTTATTGACTGAGAAAAAGGGATCCATCTGTTCTTCGAATGGTCTGTTGTTAAACACCATGAACAAATATAGATCTTTGTAACTGACAACTTTTTTAATGATTCCTTCTGGATGGTTTCTTTGAACAATGCGAGTTGCATCTATAACATTAAGCATTCTTTATCCACCTTCTTAGAAAATCATTATCAAGTGTAAGATTATCAAGACGAGTAAATCCAGCAGTACCAAAATTCTCCGAAAGCTTCAGAAAATCATCACCTTGATATTTTTTACCAGTTTGATTATCAAAGATTACAACCTCACCCTTAATTTTTTCCCAAGCCATACTATGGCCACCGCCGCCCTTCCACATAGCACCAAGTTCGCCTCTAGCACCATCTGGAAGATCTGTTTCCATGGCCGATTTTAGTCGTCTTCCAATATCAACACCATCAAACGATTGTTTTCCTACTGCTATGCCAGGTTGATTAGCAAATTCAGTAAATGGTTTTTGATCTTTTTTAATCTCACCAAATACCCTAGCCATTATGCCAGATCTCCCAACAGGAACATTATTAATATTTGGATGTAAAACGTTAAATGCACCAGTAACATCTTGGCCACGGCCATTATTAGTTCTTGTAGCCGCTACATCATAACCACGACGGCGCATCTCATAAGCATATGTAGCTCTACGACAATTTTGCTTGGTTCCTGTTGCCCCATATTGAGGATTAATAGGTCTAACTACATTATGCATAATGCCGTCAACATCTAGATTTGGATCACGGAGTTCTGGTTTTAATTTCCAAGGAAGACCCTTCTTCCTCATAACAAAATCTTTACCTTTTGCTGAGAGTCGTCTTGCATTTCCACTTTGTATGGCATTGTATGTAATACGACTAGCCACAATAGCGCCAACTACAGAGGCGCCGATGGCCACTTTCTTTTGTCTTTTAGACAGTTTTCCTTCATGCTTTCTTCTGGCATCATCCAATGCGGAATATTGCTCTTCCCTAAGTTCATTTATTCTACGAATTCTGCGTGGATTGGTTTTATCGATTTGAGCTTGAATCTCTTTGGCTTTGTCTTCAAATTTCTTAGCTTTGGCATCTCTACCAGCTTGCTTCTTTTCTGGATCTTTACGAACGCCCCACTTCATTCCCTTAGTTCCGAAGTGCTCTAATAGAAGTTCATCTGTAGCATCCACCTAGAGCACCTCCTTTATTTCCAGTTCGACAAATAATCACGCATGTGGATTGGCGTGGAATTTCTTTCGTACAAATCCCTTAAACTATCATTCGCATTTTTATTAATAGTTGCTTGCCTATTATTAAATGCTTCAATAAAAGCTTTATGCTGATCAGAAGTAGTTGATGGAATCTTTCTAACAGGGACAGTCATATGTTTTTTTGCATACATTGCACCAACAGCAATTGCTGTGGCAGCGGCGGCAGATCCTAAAACAATACTTGCTCTTTTTACATTCTTTCTTCGACGTTCAACTTTTTCTTTATCTGCTTTTCTAGCATTTTTTGGGGCTTTACGAACGCCCCACTTCATACCCTTAGTTCCAAAGTGCTCTAGGATAAATTCGTCTGTCGCATCCATTAGAGCACCTCCTTATCGTTTCTTGCTAGTATACGAAAAGTCTAGATCTCGAATATTTACCCCATAAACTTTTCTCAGCAAAATGTCTTGAGTCTTTCTTTTTCCAGCACGAATTTGATCCTGTTGTTTCATAGCTTGATCTAGTTTTAATTGGGCAATGCCTTGAGCACTTCTGCCTCTAGCAATATCATATACTGATGCCCTCATGGCTATGACAAAACGTTCTCCTCTAAGACCTCTACCACTTGCGACTCTACGATATTGGTCAACACGTCCTTGCTGCTTTTTTACTCTTTTAACTTGCCTTTGGGCTTTACGTGCGCCACGTTGATCATGACGATCAGCGTTAGCTTTAGCCAATTTACCAAATCCACTTTCATCCAATGTTTTAGCAATTGGGCGAACACCAGTTTTTGAATCTCTTCGAACGCCCCATTTCATACCCTTAGTGCCAAAGTGCTCTAGGATAAATTCGTCAACATCATTCATTCCAGTGCCTCCTTGTTTGCCTTAAAGGCGACATATGCGTCCATCATGGCAGAAACATTATCGATCTTTTCTTCAGCACGTTTCTTCAAAAGTTTACGGTTACCATTAGTATCTTCTAAAGTAACGGCATTACCCATAGCAAACGACATCAGATCTTGATCGAAAACCAGTTTTCTTTCTTCTGCCAAAATTTTCAATTCACCAAGAGGCACCGATTCTGTTCTTGCGCCTTGGATAACTTTCTCAAGCCCAAAGGGCCCATTCTCTGCTTCCCATCGAGTAACAAATTCTTTTGCGTTGTATGGGTCGTATCCTAGACAACGAACGTCATATTCGTTCTGCTGAATAAAAGCATCAAGATCATCATAAACTTCCATCATATCTAGAACGGTTCCTTCTAGAACATGAAGGCTTCCTTCTCTAATGAAGTCCTCATACTTATGCCGCATAGCACCAGGAAGCTTCATCAAAGTTAAATCAGTAATATAACTTCTAGTTTTAACGCCAAAAGAATAATTTGAGAAAGGAAACAAGAAAGTAAATGCGCAAAAGTCATCGCCTTGTGACAAGTCTGCTCCAAGAGCACATGGCATGCCCCAAAACTCTCTTGAGGGGTGAGGAAGAGTCTCTTCGTACGTAAAGAAGTATGTATATCCCTCCATTGGGATGCCAAACCGCTTAGCTAGAATGTCGTTTCTTGCTGCGGGAGCTTTTTCAGCTCTTTCAACATCCAAATGGTAGACATCATAAGTAACTGTCACTCCAAGATTTGGGTTTGCCTTCAACCAAGTAGCAGGATCGCCTACTTCTTCAATTTCATCAAGTTTGTAGTGCCAAATCGAAATGTGTGGTGCTTGATACTCACCTCTAAGAATCGTAGCAAGTTCCATTTTGATTGTGTCACCAGAACCGTTTCTAACTGTTCCTTCAGAACTAATGGCAACAATCAAATAGTCTTCCATCTTAGAGGCACCTTGCTCCACGGCGCCAACAACGTCTTCTCTAATGTCCCCAGACAACCATTCGTCGATCGTTGAGACCTTTGGTCGAAGACCCTGAAGCTTATTAATCGTCATAGGACGAATCTCTAGCAAAGAACCAGTTAAGAAATTCTCAATACCCTTCTTAGTGGATGCTAACTTAACTCTTTGCGCCCTTGAACCAGTAGTATTCTGAAGAGAGCCTTCTGTCAAAAACTTGAAGAGGGGACCTCTTGATCGGGTAATAGCGGTGCGAAAAGGAGACATAACCTCTTCGGCCTGCTTCATAGTAGGAGCCGTTGTAATTTGATGAGTAGTTGAGGTATCGACATTAAGAAAGTAGGCTTGGATGCAATTAGCATACATTGATTTAGCAGAACCTCTAGCAACAATGAGATACTGCTTTGTGGTTAGGCGTTTCTTAATGAGCTTTTTAACATAATGACCACCAGGGCCATCCGTATTGGGCTCATACACACTTCTTTCTACAAAGAAATACCAACCAAAAATCTGTTCTGCCCAAAGTTTGAATGTGTCTAGTAGATGTAGGTCGCTTCCATCAGTAAGAGTAAGTTCAAACTCACAGTATTGAATAAACCCGTTAATGGCCGCATCATCATAATAAATATTAGGATTGGCGATGAGATCATCAATTCGATTCATCTCCATAGAAATTTCTCTATTAACCGGAATGTGTCCAGCGAGAACAGCTTCTCTAAATTCTCCATAATACAAAGGAGTTGCAGTATTTGACAAACTCACTAGACACCTCCTTTACACTTTCTTTTTAATCAAACTTCTCACAACTTTAACACCAACTTTTGCGGTTTTAGTTTTTGCTATATTAGAAATTGCAGCTTGGCCATGAGGACTTTTCGCCAAAGTATATACTGCCCCAGCAGTACCAGCAATAGCTAGTAAATCCTTAACCACTCTTTCGCCTCTTGCAACTTTATTTGGATTCAAACGATTATAATTTTGTTCGAGATTAACTCTATGATTAACAGTTTGAATTTGTTTGTTACTCAGTTCTCTAGTTTTTCTATTCCGAAGAGGAACCGTCTTTTTATAATCACTACTTAGTCTTGGCGCACTTCTTCGCCGACCACGAACGCCCCACTTCATTCCTTGAACGCCGTAATGTTGAATAAATTCTTCGGCTTCTTGAGTCACTAGATTACCTCCTCAATAACAACGATTTCAACAGGGGGAATCTCAACTTCACTAAAAACATTAAGTCGCCATTCATATTGATCAATTTGCTTATTCATAGACTCAACAAGAAATGAAGTACCAGGTGGATCAAACAACATTCTAACCTTTAAATAAATATATGTTTTAACAAGATTAAGTTGATTTGGGTAAACGACAAACTCATCCCATTGAGCAGACTCATCTTCAATAGAAAAACCCTCAGTCGGCCCAACACCCAATTGATTGAGAACAGAGAAAGCAGAATTAATATGAATAATAACGTCAAGATCAAACGCCTTATATGCTGCGTCAAGTCCTAGAATTTTCTTAGTCGACAGTAAAATGCTTTCTTCCATGTTCACCTCCTAACTTCGATTGAAAATCTTATCTACTTCTTTTTGAACTTCTACTGGATCATAACCAGCATCCTTAAGACGATCCTTGCGTCGATTACCTCGACCCCAACGACCAGCAATTACTTCTCGAGCAACTTCTACATTCGAGGTCGAAACAACTTCATCTTCAAGAACAACCTCAACTACTTCTACATTTTCATCAGACATCTTTCATCCCTTCGATGATCACCAAAGCTTTGTGTCATTTATAGTTCTTGTAATTACTATTTTAGGATGAGGAATTGCAAAACCAAAATGTATAGCATTGTGAGTTCTTTTAGTGGTTGTTATTAAATATTCTGGGTCTAATATATACTCTTCACCATGAATAATATCATCTACAAGCATTGGGTTCATATGATGAACCAGTAATTCTGTATTGATTTCATGACCAGCAATGCCCAAATCACAACCATTATCTCTCACAATGACTTCATCTCGAGCATTTTTCCACTCAGACGACATATAAAACCCTTGATTGATGTGCCTATCAAACCCAAAAGTAGCTTGCCCAACTCTACCTTCAAGCTTCAAATATGCAAACCTGTCATCAAAGGTTTCAAATCTTCTTAATTCGGAATATGATTTATTCCCCATAATATTCCTCTTCTTCATCTTGAGTTTGACCGGAGTACCTTCGCATAGCATCCAAGGCATCTCCATACAATTCTTCAACTCGTTTCGCTGAAGCCATTTGTTCAATCTTTGACTCAAGAAGAAGATTCTCTCGACGAAGTCTTTCTTGTTCCAGTCTCTCTCGTGTAGATCCAAGCTTTATAAAATGTGTAATAACTTGAGACGAGGCTGTGCCTGCCTCCATTTGTTTTTCGGCCAAATCGATAGCGAGGGAGACCAATTGGTTTTCTCTTCCTTCTTCTGTTACGGCGGGCTGTCGCCGTTGACGTCTATTAGCCATTGGCCTCCTTTCTCTATCATTTACGTTAGTTGTGATGCTATTGCGGCAAGAACATCCTGCCAGTAGGCGTCATACCATGCTACTGTGTGGAACTCGTCGTCCTCGGCTTGATTAAGATGTTGTTGATACATAATTGCATACCCATTAGAGTGATCAACACTCTTTTTAGCAATAAAACCAACGGACGATGGGGCAAATGGAGTATTACCATTCTCAGTAATATCCGGCCAAAACATATCACTCGCCAACCCACCAGGAAATCTATCCGAAGTGAGCATAACTGCACGATCAATACCATCGCCCCAAGGATCAGGACCTCCGTTAACAATTGTGTTTTGAACTCCAATATGGAAAGAAGCATCAGACAAGGTTACTTTACCTGGCCCAAGTTTAGAGATCAATGCGTCAATAAAATATTCAAATGAGCTACCTACATAAGGCGACGGTGGGCCATAGTTTTGAAGCTGAATTTCATCATTATTACTTCCTTCCCATGACCCTTCACTTGACGAATATACAATCATCTCACTCAAACCATGATCGAGCATTCCTTGCCCAATTGCATTACCGAACGCAGTTGCTACTGCTTCTGGAACATCAACCCAATCCACAGTATTTTCGTTTCGAGCATAGCCTTCGGAGTCAAGACAACATCCATCAGCATTGACTGAATCTAATGCCACAAATAGTTTATTCCATCGAACCATTCGGGCAGTTACTTCTCCAGTAGTAACTGGCAACGGATTAGATGATTCAGCAATATAATACCCCGCCCAAAATTTGTATTTGGCTTTAGTCATTCCAAATTCAGTAACTACCCATCCGGCAAGATCATCATCAGATCCTGGCCCCATGATACAAGCAAAACCACCAACTCCGGCGGCAATCATATCATCATGAGTAATTGGGTAAGACCCAAATTGATTATTCATAGTTAAAATGTCGCCCCATTGAACCAACTCTTTACCACCAGCAACACTAGGGGCAACAACAGTAAGAGTGATGAAAGCGCTTTGATAAGATCCTGCCGAGTTTGTTACTGTTACTTTAAATGTAGGGGCGCTAACAGTTGTCGGAGTTCCTGAAATAACTCCGCTAGAGTTCATGCTCATACCAGCAGGCAAAGCTCCAGCAGTAATCGCATAAGTTTTAGGTGTGGATCCATTAGCAGCAACCGTATAACCAGAATAAGCAACACCTTGAGTGGCTGTTGGCGGGCTCATAGCGGTAAAAGCCGTAGGAGGAGTAACGCCACCAGAATCAGCGACAGTAATAGTCGTTTGAATCGAATTGTTGGTGTAATCGTCTTCAACGACACGATCGCCCAGCGGCATATTTGAATTAGCCTTGGCTGAAATAACCCAATCTCCAATGGCATCGAAATCAAAATAATTTCTTGATAGAGATCCGCCATTAGCAGTTTGGCTACGTTCCGCTCCAGAGGCCAAGCTTGTTGTTATATCATCTGACCAAACATCTTGGTCGACGGTTCCACCAGCAGGAGCAGACACAACATGAAACAGAATATCGTGAACAACGCCGGCGGGAGATCCAGCAGCACCAATGTTTTTGAGAATAGCTGTTGGTACTACATGCTGTCCTTCCACAGGAGTGGCGTCATCAAAAGAAATAGATCCAGCTTTGATAATGAGGTCTACCCCACTACCACCAACCTGTGGATTCACCCATACAAAATCGAAGTCATCATCACTTGCTTTGGCGAGAACTTGCCCTGCCACACCACCAGGAGGAAGATAGTTTTCGCCAGGAGGTCCAGGATCTCCTGGAGGACCGGGCGGGCCAGGAATAGTTGATGGCGCAGTACCAGGAGGGCCCTGAGGGCCAGCATTAATAATAGAAACTGTACCAGAAGCCGGGTCAATATTAACAATTTGCGTTCGAGAAACCACATTGATTTCGTCGCTCATTCTGTCACCGTCCCCCTAAAAACAACTTCCAAAGGATGATCAAACACAGGAACAGGTTCGCCGGAAACAATTCTTTTAAGATCCATATATCCACTGTTGGCTGTAATTAGAGAAGTCACAGCGTCATCCAATGACAAATGCAAAAGCCCATCTGCACCACCATTAGGTTTTGTAACACTCCACGTGGCAATCAATGGAGATTCTACCATAGGCTCAGAACGAATTTCGCTCGTGATGATGTCATCCTCAACATCGATGCCCAAATTAACCACAATCGTGTTAGTTCGACCTTTATGAACAATAACTTGATTGCTCATATGCTGCCTCCTTTAAAACTCTTCAGATATGATTTGTGGAACCCAAGCAGGGGCCGTAATAGTCCCTGTTGCTAGAACGGAGCCAGATGTATATGTTGGAATGTATGGTTTAACTGCAACAATTCCAGTTAGCCATTCTGTGGTCGCATCATTAGCAGAATGCGTCCATGCGTCGGTTCCAGTTGCTCCAGCAGTTGTTTGTGTTTTGTATGCAATACCACCTTGAAGGTCCGTAGTTGAGGACGTCTCTGCAATATTATCCCCAGGCGTCCATCCTC